ATAACAATCTTCACTCCCACCTGCACCACCAGAATGCCAAGCTGTTTCGTTATAATATTGATAATCCCAACACGGGTCATCTGCAACATCGCTACAAGGGTCAGCACTCGCAGCAGGTTCATTCCAAGTTTTAAGCATTCTATGGAGATAGATACTTCTATCAGTAGAAGATAGTTCATTAGTAATCGTTAGAGTAATCGTTGCAGAATCTACAATCGTTGTTGAAGGGATAGACGAGACATCAAACTTTAAAATACCTCTATATGTTCCAGTTGAAGTTGCTCGACCAGCCCAAATGGAAGTATCATGGTATGTTTTGTCTCCATTACTAGATAACATTCCAAAAAAATCTGTTCCTGCATAACTTTCAACGCCTTCTTGAAAAGAAACTGTTGTATTAAAAACTAGTTTTCCTTTACTTTCTAACGATGAACTTGGAATAGATTCAGTGTATTTACCATTCTTGCAAGATTTTCTCTTTAACCATTTTTCATTATCATCACAGGCTTCATCACTAATAATCCTGTGTTTTACTTTTCCGTCTTTTTTGAAAAGAATGTCATTCTCAGTATCAAATTCCTTGCTTTCAACCATTTTAGAGTTAGAAAGGTCTAAGTCATAATGAATTTCTGATTTACTCAACTTTTTCTTAGTCTTTTCTGAGATTGTAACTATATCTTTTAAAAGGTCGTTATTGTAAACAATCCTATAATTAGAACCATCTGGCAAATCCCATACTATCTCATTCCCACTCACAACAGGATTTGAAAGAGTTATATTTTCATCACCTATTCCTGTTAGCTTTTGAGTGTAAATATCGTTTAAGTGATTAACCTCAAATGTTCCATCGTTTTTAATCCGTAATTTGTAAACACCTTTTTTTACTTCCCAATCCCAATTATCATCTGGTGAAGATACTATATTTGTATCAACTTCTTCGAAAAAGTTGCCATTCTTGTAGAATTTAGGATAAGCATAAATAGTAGCTCTAGTTTTCCCATCTCTAGTTGTGGTTTCTTCTGTGAAATGATTTAATATCCTAGACATTTTCCCCCTTGGATACTAAAATCAGTCTGATATTGTTAATGTGCGTATGTTTTGAATATATAAATATATTCATTCATTATTATTCTTCTTTATAATTAACAGCAATAAAATAATTTTTGCCGTCTCCTAAATTAGAATCAATAGATAATGCTTCATTTTGAGCTCCCTTTACAATAATATTATCTAACTCAATGGTTGAAGCTGTATTTGATACCGCAGATGGGTAAAAAGAAACAACAGTGTTTCCTGATGTTGCAAAACTTAATTTAATTTTTTGCCCAATTGTTGTTGCTCCTTCTGTTGAAATATAAACACCAGTAATCTTCAATAATTTTCCAGATGTTGGTGTAATTATCGCAGTAGTTGCATCAGTATCATTATCGTACTCGTTGGTAAAAGTAGATTCAAAATCCCTATCATTCATTATCGCTGTTTGTGAACGAATTCCCATTTTTCTCCTTTGCCTTTCGGCTAGGGCGGAGGGGGAGTGTTCAACTCCCCACTCAATCCCTAATTAGTTTATGGCGTTGTAGTCGTACTTGTACTCGTTGAACTTGTCGAGCTTGAAGTAGAACTAGTTGAACTAGACGTGCTCGAAGTGGACGTGCTCGAAGTGGACGTGCTCGAAGTGGACGTAGTTGTATATGAGGTTGTTGTAGAAGTAGAAGTGCTAGAAGTAGAAGTAGAAGTCATATACAATGGGTCGTCGTGCAAATCTCCAACTGACCAACTATCATAGATATAAAATATATCATAGATATTAGTCCCATCAGGGGCAGTTGAAGGAGTAATCAAGTTCTTTTCAATGTCTTCTTCGTCAGAATCATTGATTGTTGGCGTTCCGTCTAGTGTAGCCGTACCAGCAGATGTAGTCCTATAATAAACTTTAACAGTAGTATTATTAGGATATAGTCTATGGTATGTGCCTAATCGGTTAGAAACACCAACTGAAATTGTTGCTCCTGTTCCTTCGCTAGCTGGTAAAGTAACTGATGTAATGGTTTTAAATGCCTTAGTACCTGTAATTGCAGTTGTAGAACCATCTACTAACTGAAATGAATCAGTAATAGTTTTACCTTCAACATTTTTACCAGTGATAGTAACAATACCATTACCTACATCAGCAGCAGTTCCTGCTGGTTTTACAATCAAAGCTCTCGGAACATCTGGGTTCGTAAGCCCTGTTGTGATTGTCTGAGCAGCAGAAGTCAGTGAAGTAGCAGCCATACAATAAGTATTGGATGTTGCAGCTACTGAATTTTGAGTTTCAGTATGCCCAAAAGACAACTTACAAATTCCCTTGTCCTTTAGTGAGCCAAGTGTCAACTTTGTAAAGTTCCTCGTATTATCGCTAATTGCCATTGTACCTCCGTATTAGCTAGTAGTGGGGCTGATAATAACCCCACTACAATTATTACTAGGCATTATCACCTGTTGAACCGTATGTGCCTCTCCAATCAGAGAAACCATTTGACCATCTAGCAATATATTTGTATTCGATATTGCCAGTATCAAAGTCTTCATTTCTCTTTAGGTAAGGTCGCTGTCTCCAGAACCAGTTTATTTTATGAATTTTTGAGTCAAGTACAAAAAATGCTGTATCTGAACTCAAGAAATCCCAAACAATGAGTTTTAGTCTTCCCTGATATGGGTTCATATCATTGTTAGCTGTTCCAACTCTTCCGCTGGATTCTAAGAGAATCTTAGCTTCTCTTTCAAGTGCAGGCGGAACAATCAAAGTATCTGGACGAACTAACATCTTTTGACCTCTGTCATCAAGGGTAGCTCTCATATTTACTAAAATTGTTTCAAGTGCATCTTCTGCCAAGTCCATTGACGTGGTATTGGAAATTGCAGTACCGCCATCTGCTCGTGGATGTGAAGCATAGAACAAAGCATAACTATCGCCTCCTGAAGTGTGGGTATCTTCTGTGCCACCGCCAGCAGTCCATCCATTATTAAAAACATTAGCTGCTGATGTTTCAATGTATCTATTACCCGCATAGGCAATATTCTTTGTATTTTGTTCTATTACTCTAAACTGGGCGTCGTCTATCATTTCTTCAGTGATAACAGTTTTCAATCCATATTTCTCATGTTCATAGGTTGTATCATAACCTTGAATTGGTCCATCGGTTGTAACTGCTTCACCTTCATTTATTCGCCTTAATGTGCCAAGACCTGAAACTGAAGAATCTTTTTCAGTTGCCTTTGAAGAATCGCTGATATTAAATATCTGAGTATAGATATATGGCAATTCTTTGTCAGTATCTGTGAAAATTTTTCTTACAGCTGGGTCCAACGCATCAGCGAAATTTGCTCGTGTCGTTGGTGAATACATAATTCTCCTTTAATTTATTATTCTGTATAATTTGCCGTGAAGTAGGTGTAAGTTGGTGTGTAAAGTCCAATTGATGTGTCAGAATCATATCCATATCCTTGTGGGTTATACCCCAAACACAATAATTGGTTGGCTGACGATGATGGGGTTGCAGCACCTACATTGGTATCAACTTGTTGTGCACCTGTTGTACCAGTGATTGCGTGCCATTCTCCAACATCAGTTTGGGCAAATGTTTCAGTGTCATTATCATTATCCATCAAAAATTGAGTTCCTGGCAAAGCCAAGATAACTTCAACATAATTAGTGCCACCTGAATTACCAGTTACTGTTTCATTTGCTACACCAAGTAGTGGTTCGTCAGCAGCAGCAACATCAACTTTTCCTGTTCCATCATCAAAAGTAAGCCAATCGCCTCTTGTGATTACTTCACTTGCCTTAATTAAGTATTTAGCAGCTACTGGGGCTGTGCCACCACCTAAATTACCTACATATTTTGCTCCGTACATTTTTAACTCCTTTAATTATCCCGCTGAAATCTTACGCAGCTCTATCATAAAGGTATTCTGCTTGGGTTTTCATTACGAGTTATTTGCTATCTTTTTGCCCTCTATATATTGCTCATCAGTTAAGCCAAAATTCTTTGCGACTTCTCTTTCTGCTTCAGTTAGTGATTCTTTTGGTTTTTTGCTAGAGACATCAGAGCTTCCTTGCTCTATCCCTCCTTCAGCCATTTTTACTATTGCCTTATTAGGAGCTTTTTGCTCTGGTTGCTTGGCTTCTGGTTCTCTATTAACAATCGCTTGAGCAACAATTCTCATTGCTTTTTCGTAAGGAATTTTTTTATTAGCCTTTTTTAAATCTACAAAAGTTTTAGTGTACTCTTCGTTAAGCTCTTCCGAAACTATTTCTGGATAATCTTTCACGACCTTATCCCACGCTTCTTGAAATTCTCTTTCATCATCTGTTAAAACCCTGTCAAGAGCATAGGTGTATTTTGGGTCAAGACCACTACTATTGTCAGATTCAATCATTCCTTCAAGTTCTTCAACTCTTTTTGCAAGTCGAGGACCTTCTTGCATAGAATGTGAATAACTTTTTTCTACTTTCTCTAAATATTCACCTAGCTTTTCAGGCGAATACTCTTGCGAACCCATAAATGTTTTCCAAAATTTAGGTTCTGCTTCAGCAATTTTCTTGCTTTCGTCTTTCTTTTCTTCTTCTGCTGGTTCCTCCTGATTCTCGTCTTTCTTTTCCTCTTCAGGTTGAACTTCTTTTTCCTCTTCAGGTTTTTCCTGCATCATTTCTTCTAATGATTTTTTTTCTTCATCATCGCTTTTTGCGACATCTTTGTCCTTTTTGGACATAATTCTCCTTTAAGTTATTTTAATAACTAGATTGATTGGGCTAGTCTTAACCCAATCTACTAATTATTAACTCTTCTTTTTTCTATCTTCTCTAACCTCTTTTTTGCCTTTTTAGGTAGTAAAGTTATTTCATCAATTGCACTAGCTTTTCCTTGTAAAAAAGCAATTTTTTCTTCTATTGTCTGGTATGTTCTTATTTCAACATTTTCACTTTTGTTTGTAGTGCTGGTATTTGTTGCTCTCAAAGCCCATTCGCCAAAAATCAATCTTTGCCTTTTAAAATACTTTTGCAAAGTTTTCCATTCAGGGCGTCTGTCAATCTCACTTAATTTTTCCCAATCTAATTTTGATAATTTTGTCATTCTACCCTCCCATATTTTGATTTTGGCTAGCTAAATCTGGTTCTTGTGGTCCAGCAAGTGCTGGTCTACCCATACTAGACGGCTTTATTTGCCCACCTTGATGCTGTTCATTTTCACCCATTATATGCTGGTCAAAGATTTCTTGCATTTCTGGTGGTAGCACTTGGAACTCACTATTCTGGGTAGCTTCTATATGAATAGCAGTATGGTTCTCAGAGATATTAGGCGTTGGTGGCAATGCTTCTCCTTGCATCATTCTTTCATTTTCTTGCAAAGCTAAGTCTTTTTCTTCATTTTCATTTAAAGCTGCTTTCAATATCTCTTGTGGGTTTTCATCTTGTGTTCTAACATACATTTCAAGGGATTTCTTTGGGTCAATCAACCCTTGCCACAAAGGATTTTGGGTTATCATGGTAAACATTTCTGTAAGTTTAGCTTGTTGCAAAGGTTTTGAAACATGAGGTACTGATGAAGTAACAACTTTAATATCATAATTACCTCGTATCATGTCAGGATTAGCCTCGAAAAAGTCATATCCTTCACCCTTTTGTATTTCTGGAAAACCATCTTGGGTTGGCACAACTTCTTTATCTTTTATTCTAATAGACTTGTATTCATTAACTTCACGTTCTTCTCCATCTTCGCCAACAATTTTTTTGACTCTTGGAATTTCGTAATACTGAGATATGGTAGCTACCAATAATTCACCAATATCCTTTAAACCATCAATCTCAGCGTATTTTATAAGCATTCTAACTCTTTTAAGAGTAGCTTCTTTAAGAATTGCTGCTTCAGTAGCTGTTCCTCTGGATTGCGGGATTACTCCTTGTAACCTGTCATCAACACCAATTGTCCTTCTGACATCGTCCATTAACATTTCAATATCTTGCATAGAAGATGGTTTTACATCTCCATATTCAAGAGCCATTATAGAGTTTTGAAGTGGCATACTAGTAGTAGTTGCTTCAATCATACCATGAGGTCTAACCATTAAATCTTCCTCATCAATCCCCAATTGGTCAGAAACTATAAACATTTTATCAATTGACATATGTTGGAAATTGATTCGCATATTTCTAAGTGTATTTATTTCATCAACAATGTGCTTAATTAGCATTGGGATTGAAAAACCATACAAGTTAGCAGAATTCCTATAACAATAAAGTAACCGATATGGAATTTTTTTGTGGGCGTAAGGATTTGGAAGATTTCTTACCAAAACTCCGTTTGCAACAATTGCATATTTATCGTCAGGTTTGTTCCAATAGTGTAGAACTTCAACTTTATCATCAGTAATATCTTCTGGAGGTACGTAATATGATTTAGCATCAACTTCCCCACCAGCTTTTACTTTTTTAGCATTTTTGTATTTGCTGTCATATCTTTTATGGAAAGTCTCAATCGACATAACTTCTCTTTCAATAACATCTTTAGCATCAGCGATATCTCTGACAGCTTCATCTATATATAAATCAAATAAATCAATATATTTAATTAGAACATCATCATAGTCGTAAATTTCATTTTCTTCATAAGATTCTTTGTCCTCAACATCATCATAATCAACCATATCGTAAATTTTTCTTTTTTCTCGTCTGTAAGTAATTTTACAAGCAGTAGTGCCTCTTCTATATCTTTCATCATTTAAGATAAAATAAGTAGCATTCCATTTCATTTTGTCAAGAGAAGCATCAATTACCTCATTCATAAATGGAACTTTCTTGATATCAGACGGGTCTCCTGGCTCAACTTCCCATCTAATAGTCTGCTCCATAGATTCTTGTTTAACAGTTTCAACAATTGAAAATTCAATTGGAATATGAAGATTACTTCTCCAGTCGTCAGAATCTAGAGTTTCTGTTTTAGCATTATAAGCCTTATCAGAATCGTCCCAATACTCTTCCCAGTTAGTTTCACCTTGTGTTCTTCCTATTTGCATATCCTTTTTTCTTTGGAAGATTTTGTCAAGCACCTTTTTTTCTTCGTCATTTGGCGAGTATGGTCTTTCTGCTGATTGTTTTTCATCTTTTTGATTTTTTCGCATATTTACCATCCAGTAATTTTACTTATTGGTTTATATATCTGTTTTTTTCTATCTCTTTTTTTCCTTGTTGGGTTTGAAATACTAACTGCATCTGCTAAAGCGTCTATAATATCATCATGTTTACCTTTTGGAAATCTCATCAATTCATTCTCCAAATCTAACGTGTGTGTGTGATTCAGTGGGTGGAAAATTGAATGAGTTTGATATTTTGGTTGAAGCAACAAAATTCTGTCATCTTTAGATTCTCTGGTGTTTCTTTTAAGCGGATAAAGTGGTAGATATTTCCCACGAATTTTTTGTTCTTCTATCAGATTGGTTCGTAGAATATCTTGGAAACTAACTGTTTCTACCCCAACCAGTCGTGGATTCCACCTATCAACCATTGTAAAGGTTTGATTTATCAAATCTCTTGGCTCTACTTTGCCTCTAAAAATATCTAGGATATAGACATTAAACATCTCATCTACACCTATAACAACTATTGCTGAAAAATCAGCAGCAGCTCTTATAGATATAGCTGGGTCAATAGACATAAAAACATTTAATCTTTCTGGTAAATCTTCAGGTTTGTAATATTGGAAGTCTTCTCTTTTGAATTTGGCATCAGCTTGTGAAATCGCTTCATTTTGATATTGACAAGAAAATAAGTAACTTCCCATTGTTTTTTTTGCCCTATCAAGAAATTTCATATTTAGTCTATCAGGCATCAGCAAATTCCCATCATCATCTATCGCCTGTTTTCTCATATATTTAAAAGTGTCTTTTTCTTCTTCTAACAAATATCCATATAAATCACTGTCGTGCCAACGAGTTCCAATTACTACCATTTTCCCATCAGGCTCTAAAATAGATGTCAACAGCTTGTAGTGTTCAATAACTTGGTCAATCTGGTCTTTAGTCGTAACATTCTTCTCAGAATGAAGGTCATCAGCAATAATCAAATCAAAGTGAAGTCCAACAGCAGGCGTATCAATTCCGGCAATCGCAACAGTCGGTTCTTTCAGGTTTTTAGTGCGAGTGGAAACTGTGATTTCAGTTTTAGACCAAGTCTCTTTACCTTTCAAATCCCCGAACAACTTCTTGAACTTCTCATTA